TGGCGTGTTTTTTTATGCCCAAACACGAGCAAGGCAATAAACTGCAGCGTGACCGGAGACACCGAAGACAATGGATCGCAGTAAGGGTGACACCCTCAAAATGGAAAGGAGCACGTTATGTTTTACAAGACAGTAAGAAGATTCTTAGACCCCGATGGAAGCCAGGGCGGAGCACCGGCAGGAGAACAGACTGATCAGCAGTCACAGCAGAATGCAGCACCGCAGATTGACTATGGAAAAATCCAGCAGATGTTGGATGGAACGCTTGCGGCAAAAGAGGATACGGCATTGAAAGCCTATTTCAAGCAGCAGGGGCTTTCCCAACAGGAGGTGGAACAGGCTATAGCAACCTTCAAGGAACAGAAGGCGGCAAATCAGCCGAATGTGGAAGCATTGCAACAGCAGGCTGCAACCGCTGTGGCCGAGGCAAGACAGGCACAGATCCAACAGGCAGCGACGATGGCAGCAGTCGGACTGGGAATCAGCGTAACATCCATCCCGTATCTGTTGAAGATGGCAGATCTCAGCCAGGCAGTAGGACAGGATGGAAAGATCAGCAATGAGAAACTTACGGAAGCCCTGAATAAGGTGCTGGAGGACATTCCTGCATTAAAACCGCAGGAGACAGATACTACTGGTTTCCTTCATGTAGGGACAGGCGGAGATCCTTCGCAGCATACACAGCAGGCAACCGTACAACAGACACAGACACCGACCAAAAGATGGAATCGGTGGAACTAAGGAAAGGAAGGTATAAGATATGCCTAATTTAAACTATGCACAGCAGTGGAGTCCTGAACTCCTGCAGATTCTGATGCAGGGAGCGTTAACCTCTCCCTTCATTACATCTAATGTAAGATGGCTGGATGCGAAGACATTCCACTTTACACAGATGAGCACCACTGGTTATAAGAATCACAAGAGAACTGGTGGTTGGAACATGGGATCCTTTGATCAGACAGATGTTCCGTTTACAGTAACCCATGACAGAGACGTTCAGTTCCTGGTAGACAAGGCAGATGTGGATGAGACCAACGCAACTGCATCCATGCAGAATATCTCCAGAACCTTCGAACAGACTCAGGTAGTGCCTGAGACAGATGCCCTGTTCTTCTCCCGTGTGGCACAGGTGGCACAGAAGACGGAGGGATATCACAGCCAGACCGCTATTTCTGCTTATACCAAGGCAAAGGTATTCGGAATGCTGAAGGACATCCTTGCGAAAGGAAAGTTGAGACGGTACAAGGCAAATGGTAGCCTGCTCACGTATGTGGCCAGTCCTATTATGGATGCACTGGAGCAGTCCACTGAGTTTACCCGTAAAATTGAACTTACACAGATCGCTGAGGGTGGTATCGGCATCGAGACCAGAGTAACGGAAATCGATGGTGTACCCATCATGGAAGTTATCGACGATGAGCGTTTCTATGATGCTTTCGACTGGGAGCCTACTGAGGGCGGATTTGCTCCGCTGAAAAAGGTGGCCGAGGACACCAGTAACCACGTTGCTGCTGTAACCGGAGCTCATAAGATCAATGTACTGGTGGCATGCGGACAGACATGTAAGACGGTTCCTAAGATTGCTTCTATCTATTATTTCAATCCCGGAACACATACAGAAGGAGACGGATACCTGTACCAGAATAGATCTCTGTCTGATACCTTTGTGTTCCCCAATGGACGTGACGGCAAGGTGGATAGCGTCTATGTAGATGTGGATACCATGGAGTACACCGGGGAGTAAGGAGGGCATATGTCCTATAAACCTTATGTAAGAAAAGAAGAGTACACAGAGATCTATAATGGCAGCGTGATTCCTGACGGAGAGCTTGAAAGAGCACTTCGTCAGGCCTGCCGGCATATTGACAGTCTGACATTTAACCGGATTGTGGCAGCAGGATTCGATCATCTGACAGCTTTTCAGCAGGAGACCATCAAAGAGGTTGTCTGCATGCAGGCAGATTTCGAATATGAAAATGCAGATGAAATCAATACGATTTTATCCAGCTATAGCATTAATGGAGTATCCGCACAGTTCGGAAGTTCCTGGAATGTTTTCATGGAAAAAGGTATTGCCATGAAGCGGGATGTGTATTCGTTACTGACTCAGACAGGCCTGTGTTGCAGAATTGCGAGGTGATCCTATGAAATATCCATGTTTGGTGCCTAAAAGATTATGTAAGACAGATATCTCTGTTGCGATAGATCAAGAAGGACTGAACGAATACGGGGAGCCATTGAAGCCAGTGGAGTATTACGGACAATGTAACTATCAGGACAAGGCAAAAACTGTGCTGACCACGGAGAAGAAACTGATAGAGATCACCGGAACAGCATTGTTTCCCGGAGATATTTGTCCTGATCTTCCGGTCATATCCGGAGGCAGTGCTGTGATATTTGGGGGTAAGCGCAGGATTCTTGAGGGTCGTAAGGCGAGAAACTCGGATGGAACAGTCAACTATACGGAGGTGATGCTGATATGATCAGTGTAAATTCCACAGTAAAGCTGAATTTTCCGAAGATCCAACAGCTGACGAAAGCACAGGTGATGGCTTTAGAGCAGACTGCGGAGGCATTACATACCAATGTAGTGCAGGCCCAGGTATTTCCGAGGGATACCGGTAATCTGCAAAATGAGAGTACTTTTGTGGATTACTCTGAGAGCAGTCAGGGAAAAGTCAGTATCATTTCCAGTACGCCATACGCAAGACGCCTTTATTTTCACCCGGAATATCATTTCCAGAAGACGGAGAATCCGAATGCAAGAGGTGAATGGTATGAGGACTGGATTTCTGGGAAGAAATCAGAGTACTGCCAAAAGGCATACAAACAAATATACAGGAGGATTGCCGGATTATGATGTTATCGGATGTACGAGATTATGTGGAATCCCTTGAACTGGCAGATCAGGTATATATGGGTAGTCTGCCGGACAAGCAGGAAAAGTCCATTGGAGTTTATAATAGCAAGCATCAGCAGGAGTATAAGACAGCACTGGGAGGACCCCAGCTTGCGTCTTACGGGACAAAATATGTCAGCCTGTTGATTCACTGGAATAATTCGCCCCGCTTGTCGGAAAAGGCAGCCATGACTGTATTTGAGGCAGTGGAGACTGCAAGAAATGTAACGGTCAACGATGAGTTGATAAAATTTATACAGCCTCTCTATGAACCCCAGGATGTCGGAAAGGATGATGCCGGTATCTGCGAATGGGTCATAGAGATGGCTGTTATTTATGAGAAAGGAAAAGGTGAAAAAGAATGAGTACACCTATTACAGGAGTATACCCCTGTTATGAAAACCAGTTCCAGATCGATGCTGCGGAAAGCGGAGCTGAAAAAAATATGGTTAATATTGCGGACTGTGAGACATTCAGCGTATCCTTCGACAATGGAGTAGAGGAATGGCATCCTTTTACGGAAGCAGGATGGGTAAGACGTCTGCTTACCAGTAAAGGTGTCACGATTTCCGTGACTGCAAAAAGGAACGTTGGAGATGCCGGTAACGATGCTGTAGCGTCTCTTGCATGGGTAAACGGCCGCTCCGCAGAGAAAAATGTCCAGTGGACGTTCCCGGATGGAACGGTGGTTAAATTTAACGGGGCAGTTATCAACGTGAAAAATATCGGCGCTGGAGACTCTACAGCCGTGGCTCCTCTGGAGTTTGATATTATGAGCAACGGCAAACCGGAGATTTCTACAGCAGCATAAAAACAGGAGGCTATTATGGCAAAGAAAATCGTAGATATTACAGAAAAACTGAATTTTGATGAGAATCCGGTATTGAAGGTGAAGGATGTCACCATAGAAGTCAATTCCGATGCAGCCACTGTACTGAAGATCATGGGTCTTTTTTCAAAGGGTACATCAGCTAAAGAAGTGTTGGCGGTATATGAACTGATTTTCAATGAGAAGGATCGGAAAAAGATCGATAAACTGAATCTCCAGTTTAAGGATTTACAGACGATCATCATGGCAGCAGTAGACCTGATCACGGGAGATGAAGAGCCGGGAGAGCAGTGACCCGTACTATGATCTGATCGGAGATTACAGTCTGATCGTATCATCCTTCCAGGCGCAGTACGGGATCCGGCTGTCGAAAGAAATTGATACCATGAAGTGGGATGAGTTTAAGGACCTTCTTATCGGAATCGGACCGGAGACACCTCTGGGACGGATCGTAGCAATCCGGGCCGAGGAGGATAAGGATATCTTAGACCATTTTACTCCGGAACAGCACAGAATCAGGAATGAATGGCGTGCAAACAGAGCAAAAAAGGTAACGCCTGATAATATGGCGGCAGTCCTTGATCAACTGAAGAATGCGTTCATTTCTCTGGCAGGGGGCGATATACATTGAAAAAGTAGATAAGAAAAAAGTAGTGTGTCCTTACTGTGGGCATCCGGTGAATGCAATGCAGACGGAAGATGCACATTGCAGGGGAATCTATTTCCGCTGTAAAAATAAGGACTGTAAAAAGATTTTTGAGTTGAAGTTATAAGACGCTGTGCCGATGTGCCTGTCTTAGAAGGCAGGCTGGTCATGAGTGAAGCTACAAGCGTTGGACAGATCGGATTAGATCTGGTCGTAAATAAAAAAGATTTTAATAAGCAGATGAGCGGCATCCAGAACCTTGCTACGAAAGTAGGTAAGAAACTGGCTGCCGCTTTTGCTGTAAAAAAGCTCGTAGATTTCAGCGAGAAATGCATCGAACTGGGATCAGATCTGAGTGAAGTGCAAAATGTTGTGGATGTAACATTCCCGGCAATGTCGAAGCAGGTAGATAAATTTGCGCAGAATGCCGCAACTGCATTTGGACTGTCCGAGACGATGGCCAAGAGGTACACAGGTACCTTCGGTGTTATGGCCAAGGCTTTCGGGTTCAGCGAGAAGCAGGCATACGATATGTCTACCACCCTGACAGGGCTGGCGGGAGATGTGGCATCCTTTTATAACATATCTCAGGACGAAGCATATACAAAGCTGAAATCGGTATTCACTGGAGAAACAGAGAGTCTGAAAGATCTTGGTGTCGTCATGACACAGACGGCACTGGATGCCTATGCTATGGCCAACGGCTACGGGAAGACTACTGCGGCTATGTCGGAGGCAGAAAAGGTAGCCCTACGGTATTCCTTTGTGCAGAGCAAACTGGCGACGGCATCTGGGGATTTTATGCGGACTTCTGATGGCTGGGCCAATCAGGTCAGAATCCTGAAGCTGCAGACTGAGTCTTTTATGGCGGCAATCGGTCAGGGATTGATCAACGTCCTGACACCGGCAATCAAGGTGATCAATACCCTGATGGGAAAACTGGTACAGCTGGCGAATGTATTTAAAGCATTTACGGATAAATTTGCCGGGAAGAAGGGTAATGCTGTAGCCACAGGCATGGCGGCTGCGGAGGATGCGTCTGCCGGAATCAGTGATAATATTAATGCCGCAGGAAAAGCAGCTAAAAAGTTAGGCGGATTACTTCCGTCGGATGAACTGGATTTACTCTCCCAAAAGACAGATTCCTCTTCGGCATCCGGAGAATCTGCAGGAATAGATATCGCTGGTTTGCAGACTTCCACGCAGGAGGCTGAAGCCAGTGCGGATAAAATTTCGAAAAAACTTTCTGACGCATTCAAGATTCCCGGTGTCAAAAATTTTGCAGATCAGTTCAACAATGGTCTGAAAAAGATTGATTTCGGAAATCTGAAGGATAATTTTTCAAGAATCATGGCTCAGATGGATCCATTGGCCAAAACTACAGTCAGAAACATTGAGACAATCATGGATCCGCTGGGAGGATATCTCGGAAACAGAATCGGAAATAAGATTGCTGTTACAGCCAAAGCGGTAGACCTGGGGCTGGATGGAATTGCAAGCTATCTGGAGCGCAACAGGAAAAAGATAGAATCCTGGAGCAGTGATGTAAGCAAGTCTATTGCGAACGGATTTACTAATCTTACGGATATCAATGAGCAGATATACAATAATCTGCTCGGGGCACTGGATAAAGCAGGACCTGATATTGTAAACGGAATCAATGATATTCTGACAGGCTGTACTGGATTTGGAATGTCACTGGGAACAATCTTCGCGGAAGGGTTTGAAATTTCCACAGAACACACATCCCAGTGGATGAAAGACAATCAGGAACTGATAGAAGGTACGCTCACTGATCTGTTTGATTTCGGTGGAGAATGTGCATCACTGGCAGGACAGATTGTAGGAAATCTTGGTAGTTCGCTTACAGATTGGTGGGAATCTCAGGGGAGTAGTACCTTTGGGAATATTGTAGATGCCTGGAATGATATCAAGAAGACGGTTTTAGAACTGTGGAATGATATTGCAATGCCAGTACTGAACCATGCTAGGAAAGCGATACAGGAGCTATGGGAAGAAAATCTCAGACCACTATGGGACAACGTTCTTGATCTGATCAGCTCAGTAGGCGATTTCCTTGCAGCCGCGTGGAGTACCGTAATCAAACCAATTATCGGGTATCTGGCACCGACAATCAAGCAGGTGGCAGACATTGTGATAAACATCATGAGTACAGTATTCGCAACCGTGTCAGACATTATATCCGGAGCCATGAAAATACTGGGAGGACTGTTGGACTTCCTCACCGGAGTGTTTACAGGCAACTGGAAAAAGGCATGGGAAGGCTTACAGAAAATTACGGATGGAATCTGGCAAGCAATATGGGGATCTATCAAGGGAGTATGTAATCTGATCATTGATGGTGTGAATGCAATGATATCATTGATATA